ATCGTAAGTGATCTTCTGCGAGTTGTGAAATGCGTTCTGTATAAAGACCCCAGTAAATGGCAAACCGATGTAACGCAGGGAAGCGTATGAAGTGTTTGTTAGCACCGGCAAAATATTGTTTTGTCTTGAAAGTTTTAGACACATCTCTACACATCCACCATTCGTTGATATTTCCCGTCGACCAAGACCATTTAGAGCAAAATTCAGTTTCCCAAAAGTTGCCAACTACGATCTTCTTCACACATTGTCCCAATCCAATAAACTAAATATTTTTGTCACGGGTTGTGAGTAACAGTATTGTATTGGAAGCACGTGCAGCCCAGTCTGGTCAGATGTACAATACTGTGTCATCACCACTAGCGATTACGAAGTATTGTTTTGATTCCCATGGGTCTTCCTCACTAAGTCGGGATTGTTCCAGGTAGTAATACATATACAGTATAGACCGTAAAGTATTCCCTAGAGTAGTTCTAGTGGAAAGCCCTGAGAAAGTTGTACCGTCAATAATTATACAAATCCAATCTAACTCCGGATTATCTTTTGAACTGTAGCCTTGTACAGATTCTTAACCAGATCTTACTATGTGTTTCTGGAAAAGTCGTTTAATATAGGACGGCCATTTAGGAGCATTAACTCCTGGCATATTTACAAAGCCAACATTTTCAGTCTGCAAAAGACTCTTCATCAGACATTCGACCATATCCTCGACAGGCCGACACAAATCAGTATGCATGTTGTCGACATTGTACTACAGAATGCGTCTTATTTATCCTTTCATCATGATCCAGAATTTGTTATCAGTAGCCCGCATCAGATCAGAAAATTGAGAACTATCAAACGAACTACCGTCTATGCTAATGGCTTTCCACTTACCATCTATACGTTTACGCACGTGGTCAACTGTTTAATTACATTTCTGACCATGTATGAATGAGGGTATATGTTTCTTGATCCAATCAAAGAAATAACTTTGTATCGCTTACATAATGCCACAGCCATCAATACTAGGGACCCATATTGCTCTAGGTCTAGCACTAACATTCTGAATAAGTCCTTTTATTTCAACATCTTTATCTATGTCATATATTTCTCCACTTTTCACCATCAATTTAAAGACGCCACAATAATTTTTGTATGATGGGTCTAGAAGGAATCGTATAATGTTCAAATCATACTTGAGCCGTTTTTCAGTTGACCACTCAACTTTATCTTTTGTATAATCCAGGAGAAAACGATCCAATTTTATAGGATCTCTGTCTAATTTCTTTTGTAGATAGGTGAAAAATCTGTCAGTCATCCTATTAAAATTGCGCAAATGACGTCTATGAAACGCCTATTTTGAAGAATA